AACAGAAGACGAACCTACCAACAATAATGAAACTCACATCCAGACAAACTCAGGCGTATAGGATGGCGCTCTCCGGAGAGAAGCAGTTTATTCTCTTTGGTGGCGCCATCCGGTGACGAGGCGGTAAAACATATTGCCTCTTACTCACCTTCATCTCCCTCTGCTCCAAGTATCCGCGCAGTCGGTGGGTGATTATCAGGCAGAGTATGCCCACCCTTCAGCGAACCACTTTAGTAACCTTCACATCCCTGATGAACCAAGGTCTTGGGGCGCACGTTGCAGGATGGGACAAGCAGAGCCAGATTGTGACCTTCAAGAATGGCTCCGAGTTGCTCTTTATGGGCGAGAACTACGACACCGACAAAGACTTTGACCGCTTCAAAGGTCTTGAAATCAACGGTGCGGGCATTGACGAAATCAACGAGTGCCAAGAGGGTTTGCTCTACAAGGTGCTTGAACGTGCCGGTTCGTGGCTCAATGCCGAAGGCCGACCGCCCATTGTCGTGATGGGGACTTGCAACCCAAGCAATAATTGGGTAAAGGAACTTGTGTACGACAAATGGAAAGAATCAAACCTTCCCCCCACCTGGGCGTACATCCCTTCCAAGATTACCGACAACCCCCACATCCCCGAAGACTACCTCAAATCCCTGCGCGACAATATGCCCGAATACGAGTACAAGCGATTCGTGGAGGGCGATTGGGAGGTGCAGGAGAAACCCGAAAACCCATTCTTTATATCTTATGATGCCAAACGACACGAATCCTTCCAACCCACCTTCCGAACCAACCTGCCCATCTACATCTCTTTGGACTTCAACTTGCAGCCATTCTGCGGCATCGTTGCCCAGATATGGAGCGATGAAGATGGAGACCACGTTCATATCGTGGACGAGTTCAACGTGGTTGACGGCTCCATCCCTAAAATGGTTGATACGATAAAAGCCAAGTACGCCCCCTTCCTGTTCTCCTGCCTGATTACAGGGGACGCAATGGGCAAGCGGGGCGATCTATCACAGAGGGACAACGCGAACTATTACGAACAACTTGCCAGAGGCTTGGGATTGAGCCAAAAGCAGATCCGAATTGTTCCCAACCCAAAGCACGAAAACAGCCGAGCGCAATGCAACTACCTGCTTCAATTCCACCCCGACATCAAGGTGAACCCGAAGACCTGCCCCGGTATGGCACGGGATATGAAGATGGTGGCCTGCGATGCCGGTGGAACAATTATCAAAAGAAACCGTTTTATTATCAGCCAACAGTCCGACTTTGCCGACTGCTTTCGGTATCTTTGCAACAGCTTCCTGAACGAGTGGTACATCAAACACCTCAAGCGGAGTGGGTATAGCAAGTTCGGGCCTAACTTCATCCCTGAAACAAACCACCTATGAGCTGCCTTGAATGCACCGACTGCCTAAGCATAGGCCCCTTTGACATCTGCTGTGCAAGCATTTCCCTTGCTGAACCTGTTATTCACAACAAGTATAAAGTTGTAATTACAGACGTGGCCCTCGGATCGCACACGACCTACGAAAACAGCAACCCAAACCTTATTGACCTCACACCAAACGAGGAAATCTACGCTCCAGGCCGTACTTACGAGGTGCGCATCTATGGCCAAAATGCCTGCGACCTAAGCGACCCGCAAAAAATGACGAACGCCCTCCACGAAGGCGAACATACCTGTTTTTCTTTTGAATTTGAACGCCTATCCCAATGATGACCGAACAAGACCGCAAAGGCCCGAAAAAGGCCAAACAATTCAAAGTTGTTGAAGAATCCTCCAACCCTGCCCAACCCCCCAAACCAATGACCAACCAACCCAAACGACTGCACATCTACAAAACCGAAGACGTCCGAGGCAATATGACTGGGCCATTCATCCGATTGAGTATTGGCTACAAAACTTATTGCATCGGATTGGAAATCAACGATGAGTTCATTGCTATCGGGTTGATATTCAGACACATCGCGTTTTCATTCAAGCCCGTATGACCGACTTCTTCGCCTTGGAGACTTTCTTTAGGGCCGTGGTCGTGAGTTTGATGGTCGTGTCGCTCTCCATCTCTATGGAGGACGAGCAACTCCTGCACGGCCTGCAAAAGCGACTGCGATACCTTCTCCCCCCGAACAAGTATCCGATGCTCCACAAACCGGTGTACGGATGCGTGGGGTGTATGGCTTCGTTCTGGGGAGGCATCTTTTACCTTCTCACCGCCCCGATTTTCGGCTTCCACCCCCTTGAAATGGCCGTGGTGATGATTATGGGCGTAGCACTCAATTTCATCTTTATTAAACTATCGTGATACACAAAATTGTTTACAAACTCTTCAAAAAGGAGTTAACCCAAATGGTATGGGACGAAACCTACAAGCCCGATATGATGAAAGGCTTGAAATTTGCCTTGGTCTGCGAGGGCCACAAGTATTACATCTACCAAAACATCTTTGACATCCCCATTGAGCGGATGGGACGGATCCAAGACCTCGTGATTCAGTTGCAGCGGATGGTGAGCAAGGAGGAGTTGGACGTATTCTTGGAGAATATGGAGAACGCGTTGAACGCGTCAGTTTCGGGCGCAGCGGTCAAAAACCTGGCGCAAATTGGCTTTTTAGTCGGGGAGATGCGCAAAAGGAAGGAGATGTTGATTCACCCCGATGTGATGATGGAGTTAGCCGGGGCGGTCTTGATTCGTGAAGACCAAAACCCAGGTGAGTGGAATGCCGAGTTTGAGCAGAAGAAGGTGGAGGCTTTCCGCAATGCGTACAAAGGCAAGGAGTTGTACGATTTTTTCGTTTTAGCCGGGCTGAGTCAATACTTTCCCAATATGGAGTATTTAGAAGAAGATTGGACAATCTTTTGGGAGATGGCGGCCTCCCGGCTGGAAGCGACACAGGAACTCCTGAAATCAGAGCTATCGGCTCGGAACTCTACTTCAGCGACCTAAATTGGCGTGAGTTCTTCATCTTTCTTGCGGATGGCAATATATTTCTGTATAAGGAGTATATGAAAACATCCGTTGAGGATGTCTTAACTTTGCTCAAGCACTTCCAAGAGGAAAGGCAACGCAAGGCTAAACAAAATAAAGATGTCCGATAGAATATCCATTATCTATGATGCAAACGTAGATGCTCTTAATAATAAGCTGAATGAGATAATTCAGAAGAATATCCTTGTTAAAGGGTCGGTTGATGAGGCAACGAAGTCGTTGAAAAATATGGCAGACGCGCTTCAAAAACATGCTTCTAAAGTCCAGATAAACATTGATAATAGCCAAGACTTTAGAAACATCTTGAATGAAGTCACCAAAGTTACCGTTGACAACAGGGAGATTACAAAAACGTCCACAAGCACAACTGAAAAAAACACTCAAGCGACCGAAAAATCAACAAAAACCAAAAACGAACAAAGTCGTGCGCTTAAAGTAAACACCAATAATGCCCAGGACAACAGCATCCATTTAACCCAAAACAACAAAGTTCACCACGATTTTAGCAGAACGCTAAGCCAGACCACAAACAACATCACGAGGCTCAATAGCAAGTTCATTGAGAACAATAAAATCTTAAACGACAATAGCTCAAGGGTCACGAATATAACGGACAGCTATAACCGTTATGGGGGCGGTATTGGTAGGGCATCCCTTGCAGGAGCGGGTTTAGCGAAGGTTTTATCGTTAGTGGGAAATCGTTTGATTGCGGCATTTGCTATTGAAAGAATAATGGCGTTTTCAAAAGGCGTTGTGGATGTAGAGCGAAAACTTGAAATTGTAAAAAACAGGTTTGACTTTATTTACGACTCTTCCCAAGGCGGTACCAACGCGATGGAGCGGTTTAGGGATGCGGCAATGAGGTTGGGCCTTGATATTACTACGTTAACAGAGGGATTTACAGGGTTTGCCATTGCTTCTAAGGCGGCTGGCTTTTCGGCAGATCAATCGGAAAAGATGTTTATTCGGGTTGCGACTGCAATCAGGGCATCAGGGGGAACAGCCTTGCAGCAACAAAGGGCATTTTTAGCGTTACAGCAGATGCTCTCCAAGGGAGTTGTATCGGCAGAAGAATTAAGAAGGCAGTTGGCTGAAGCTATGCCAAATGCCACAGAGATAATGATAAGGGCATACAATAAGCTGCATCCTGCTCAAGAATTAACGAGCAGGCAGTTTATTAAGTTAATGGAGGAAGGGAAAATCCTTTCTGCTGAAATACTCCCTGCATTTTCAGAGGAACTTGAAAAAGAAATGGCCCCTGCGCTTTCTGGTAAGGCAAATTCTTTGGACGCAGCGTTTCAGAGGGTTAGCACTTCCTTTACTATGTTTAGAAAGAACTTAGCGGAGGCATTGCCACTCAAGCAGATGGTTAATGCGTTTTCAGGATTTTTTGATGACATAAACGTCATTATTGAATCCAACGCTGATATACCAAAAAAAATAGCCCTTTTGTTTGGCTCAACCCCTTTGTCAAGGTTGTTTTTTAATAAGGAATACAGGGAAAGCATTAATGAACTGAAAGCCGAATCCGCAGAAATTCAGCAAATGGATGAGTTTGCTGAGAAGATGAGAAGAAAAAACGCAAAAGAACGCGTTTTTGAATTGGAAAAAGAAGGAAAATCTCTTGACCAAATACAAGAAATTATTGAGACCGATATTCTAAATGCAAGAGAACAAGTAAGGCAAAAAACCGTACAAGTATCCCTTATTAGAAAATCGGTTAATGCGTTGGAGGAGGCTGGAGAATACAACAGGGACATGGTTAAGGCCACACAAGAAACCATACCTGGGCTAAAAAGGCAAATAAAGGAACAAGAGCAGATTGTTGACAATGAACAGTTTAGACTCGCTATTCTAAAGCAGATTAGGGAAGAGAGAAAAAAAGCTGCCCCTGAGCCTATATCGGATTCCGAAGCTGAGGCTAAAAAGCTAAAATCCGTAGAGGAGGCAATGTTCAAGGCTAAGAATGCGGTTGAAGAAGCCATAGTTGCAGGAGATAGCCTTGAGAATCAAGAGAAATTGATGACCGATTACATTGATAAGATGGCGGCATACAAAATCTTAAAAGACAAAGCTGGAGCAGAGGAGTCCAAAAACATACGTATTCAGGCCGAGAAAGAGGTGGCGTTGTTTGCTCTCAAGATTGACCTTGACTTGCTTAAAGCCCAAAAAGCCAACCTTCAAATGGAAGGGCAGTCCGTAATTCAAATAACCAAAGACATTGCTGACAAACAAGCCCAAATTGACGTTTTAGGCGCGCAAAGTCAAGCCGAGTCTCTTAGAGAACAAGCGGAAGCTAATCTCGCATTTCGCGAGCAAGAGTTGAAGGAAGAGTTAGAAATACGCACCAAAGACCTTACATCTTTTATTGCCACGCAACAAGAGAAAATTGATGCCACTAAAGAGGGGAGCAAGGAGAGGCTTGACCTTGAACTTTCGGTATTGAAAGCTCAAGAAATGATGGAGTATGATAGTGTTCGCTTCTCCTTGAAATCCAGAGAAGACAAACAAATTGAAACCAACAAGATTTTTGCCAAATACACCAAATTAAGAAGGCAGCTGACAGAAAAGTACAACGCAGACACAGAGCAAGAAGCGCAAAAGTCGCAAGACAGAATTGTTGATATTCTACAAAAAGCCAACGACCTGATTGAAAGAAACGAAGGCGATAGTTTCAACAAGAGAATCGCAAGAACCAAGCAGATGTTTGAGAAGATGGCGAGGGAAATCAAAGATGCGATGTCTCAAACGGGAGACCTTGATCTTCTCGGCAAGCTCACAAAAGCCCTTGGCGAAGTTGAAGTTGCTGGAAAAAAGGCTACCGATTCTATTGAATTAGAGAGAGCCTCCGAAATAATTGGTGGCGCTGCAAACGTGTATTCTGAAATAACCAAATTGCAATCTACGGCTTATGATAACGAAGAAATCGCCCTTAAACGACAGCTTGAACAAAAGCTAATAAGCGAGCAGGAATACGAGAGAAAAGCGGCTGAACTTGCAAAGAAGCGATTTGAACACGAAAAGAAAGCCGCCACAGTATCGGCTATTATAGATGGAGCGTTAGGCGTTATGAAAGCGATTGGAAAAGGTAGGTGGTGGGAAGTTGCAGCGATTACTGCCGCAACAGGCATTCAGATTGCTACAATTCAATCTCAGCAATTCCCAGGATTCAAAGAAGGGGTAATTGATTTGCAAGGCCCAGGCACGGCAACTTCTGACAGTATCCCTGCAAGGCTCTCACGAGGCGAATCGGTGATGACCGCAGAGGAAACGACCAAATACAAGCCCGTACTTCAGGCCATTCGTGATAACGAGTTTGAGGCGTTTGTGGCGAAGCGATATACCGATGTGATGCGTAAGCAAAGCGGTAATGCGGGTCTTGGAAGCTCTTTTGCGGAGAATGTGTCCAATTCGTTTGATATGCAGACAGCGGAACTTGCGACTTTACTCAAGCAAAACCGAAGGGTTGCCATTAAGAACGTTGATGAGTTCGCGAAAGCCATATCTCGCAGAAGCACGACCGATAAGGTCATAAACAGAAGGAGATTCAAATGAGTTACATCGTAACGCTTGATGGCATTGTCTTGCAGAATGAGCCTATGGGCTTGTTGGATGCCACGGTTGATATTTACAGGGATTCTCAAAACCCAGGGATATTCAATACCTTCATTTCGGAGGTTACATTTTGGGGGGATGGGTATGATATTCTTTATTCATATTTCAACTCGGATGTTCCCTGCAAGACCGTTCCAATAACCATAGTTCAGCAATGCGATGATGGACTGAATTTCAAGGGAATTATTTACGTTGAGGACTTGGAAGTTAATCTTGAGAAATGCACAGTTTCTTGCTCCATTGAAGACGATTCAATTATTAGCAGGATTACCAGATTTAGCGAAACCAAAGTGCCTGTAAATGGAGGCAAGAGTATGTCTTCTATTGCCGATGGAGGCGTTAATCTTCCAAACATAGGAACATTAACGACAACGCCATATTACGATTCATCGGCAAGTACGCATACCCTCATAAACAAGCGTTGGTTCAAAATACTTGAAACAACCGATTACGTCTTAAAATATATTACCGATGGCAAGTGCAATGCAACAAGCAATTATTTGTCTAATTCTGCGTACGCCTATTCTCCCGACACTTGGCTGGTCGTTCTTAATATCGTTAACCCTATTCCGTTATTTTATCCTCCGCTTGGGCAGTTTGACGAGTATGTGATTAAACTGAAAATATCGGGCGATGTTTTTGGGGATGATGTAATTATAGAAGAAACAATAAATCTTCCAGGAATAGACGATCCAGCGGCTAACAACATAACCAAAAGGGATATTGGGAGAAATCTTGCGATAGCCCTAAACTCTTCAAGGACATTCAATATAGACGCACTTTCTTGGCCCAATGTATATGTTTTCAACAGAAATGCGGTTAATAGAGGCGATTTACCCATTGGGGTTATTGTTCCTGATAACGTAAACACTCCATTTCAGCCATATCCAAATGGACTGCCAATAGTGTTGATATTCCCTTGGAACGTTCAGTCCATCACCTGTTTGGATTTTTACAACAAGACTACGGACGTGAGTTATATGAGCAGTATAACCTTTACGGCTACAAGTCCTTCCCCAAGCCCATTGACCATTCAGACGCAATTCAATTACGGAGCGCACAACTTCATATTCACCTCTGGCAACATATTGAAGTCTGGGCCGAAAAACACTTCTGCGAATAATTTTGTAAGTCCTCCGTTTGAGGGCAGAGAGGAGTTAATGAACATTTCCTTTGATGACCTAAGCACCGGTGTTTATTCGCTTTTCAATCTCTGCATTATACCAAAGAGAAACACCGATGGAACGTACACCATACAGATAGAGCCTGAGCCTGACACTTTCAATATATCAACGCAGATATTTGAGGTGGAAGATATTAAAGACTTGATGTTCAAGAGGGGCGATACGTTTGTTTTCTCTGCTTTGCAGACGGGGCTTACGGGTTCACGGACAAACTTCTATTTGCACCAAGGCATTGGATTTACAACGGATTCTTGCTCCGATAACTCGTTGAATGCAACGTCCATATTCTATCCTGCGAATTGGGGCGATACCTCCTATTTGTCCGACAACATTTCTGATGAGAACATCTATATGGCTGAAAAACTGCCAGCATCGGGAAGTTATCCAAATAACGCGGCTTTCTATCCCGTAAAAAAGCTTGGCATTACAGCAACGTACAATATATTGGGCCAACAAGTTCTTCCTGCGACAATTACGTTCAACAGCGATGCAGAAACTTGTTTCTCCGTAATTAATCATTTTGTCGCAAGGAATCACGTTAACAAGACAAGGAATGGGTATTTGCTATCGGGAAGGAAGATCCCGAAGTCAAACAATACATTCCCCTGGTGGAATATAAGCGGAATTGATACGGATATGAGGAACGAGCTATCTTTTGAGTATCCGATTACAACTGCTCAGTTAAACGACATTATTAACAATCCCTTTGGGTACATTCTATGCGATGGGCGAAAGGGATGGATTAAGAAGATTTCTTTTTCCATTAAAACAGGAATGACTACCTTTGAACTTCTAACGGAATGATAAATCCAAACCAACCTTTCGGTCAAACGCCACACACTTTAGGGCCATCCATAACCCCTTCGGATTGGGCAACGAATCAGGCATTGCCAGCGGATATTGGTGGGGGATATTATAGAAACAGTCAAAGCTCAAGCAATTCTTGGTTTGTTGGAACGGGTAAATTAAGTTTTGATGATCCAACGTATTTGAGCTTTTTCAACACCTCCCCGAATGGGGTTAAAGTCTATGCAAGTTACAAATTTGCCCAACCGATAAGTTGTAATTATGCGCTGATGAGGTTTTACGTTGATGATTTTGGATACAATGCAGGTCCAAATTCATACAACGACTCTTCTGTCATTGTAAAATCCATTAACGAGGTTAGAATTACGGGGAATGGATGGTATTCCATTCCTATCGTGGTAAACCCCCTTGTTAGCACAAGCACTGACCCAATAAACCTCTCTACGAGAGGAACTAATTTTTACATTGAAATATACGGGGCATCGCAATATGACGCTCCTTTATTCAAGATAACCAATTTAACGATTCAATGCGTTTTTGATGACGATTCGGCTTGTCTAAATTGTAAGACGGGAGAATACGCGATGCCGATTACTTACGAGGATGATGGCGAAGGGGGGTTTCAGACAGAGCAAATCAGTATGCAGTCCACCGAGCCATATTGCGGTGAGGCTTTATACAACAACGATTTCTCCTTAAAAACCAATGGCAATAACTATCAAATGCGCGAAAACAATGGTGTATTAACGACAAGAAGGTACGCCAATGGCTTTCAGCCCGCAAATGCTAACGTGCCAACTTTTGCGTCTTTTGGGTCAAATGGCGATGTTTATTTCAGCACAAACACCGCATTAACCTCTTTGATAGCTGCAAATGGAGGCCCATTTTCAACTCCTGTCCAGGTTCTCCAATATATCAACAATCCCCCGACCGCAAACCAAGACAAAAGGCCGTCTTTAATAACGACAACGCAGCCTTTTGATACGCCATATTCTTATTACAAAGTCAGGTTTTATCTTGACTCATTAACCCCAACCTCAGAAATCGGATTTGTTAATAAGATAATTGTAAGTGCAATTCAGTTAGGGGGAAACGAGTATTCTATTGGTGAGATACCGTTTACGGGTCTTGGGAGTGTGAGAAAGGGATACTATGAGTTTTATTATTATACACTTGGCCCAAGCACTCAGGCCAAATTAGCCATTTGCTCTGGAACTCCACTTCAAAATCTGTTTTTCTACAAAATATCCGACTTAACCGTTGAGAAGATAGCGACATACGATGCCACTCTCATACCGAGCTTTAGGATAAACCTGTTCAAGCAACTTATTCAAACCTCTACGGAGGCAAGGCTGTTTTCTGCGGATTATACTGCGACAGGGCCAAATTATCCAATGGTGGCTCAAAATAGTTATTACTATTACCGATTCGGACTTGAAGACGCTTTTTCGCTTTTGGAAGAAGAACCCTGCTTTAGGGTTTGGTTTACCAAAGAAAGTTGCAACGACAAGAACAAGCCTGCTCAAGAGTACGCGCAAGACTTGGACGTGTTTGTTTCGGCAGATTACAAGCTCATTTCCAACGACTGCGGTACGTTGAGGATTAAGGCAGGGCAAGACGCATTGATGGACAGGGAGGTTTGCGCTTTTGGATTTACCTATCCAACCTTTTCTACTGAGCTAAACGTCCAGCGATGGTATCACCTGACAAGGATTTACGGAGAGCTTCGCAATCCGCAGTACGATGGAGAAACGATAACCTATCAAGACAGCCACGGCAAAAAGAGGATTGTTTACGCGGAGAGCAGGGAGTTCTTGGAGATGGTCGTGAACCTATCACCGAAGCACGTTCACAACTTCCTGCGATTGGCGTGTCGGCACGATAGGTTCTCGGTTGATGATGGCAATGACGTTTACTTCTACTTCACAAGAACAGAAACCTATTCGCCCACCTGGATTCGCACAAGGCTTGTTGCCCCTGCGTTTTTGGAGATTGAGGTTAGGGAGCAGGATTTGAAGAAAGAGCTTTGCTGTGCCGGAATCCTTGGTGAATACGAAGAAACTCCGGATGACCAAAGGGTTGGCCCGTATCTGTATTCAGGCGTTGAACCTACGCCTGACGCAAACGATACCATCTTTGACTTGACTTTTGACTTAACCTTTGAATAGTGTATCTTTACAGCTATAAAACAAGAAATTAATGGGTTACATAGAATATGGGTGTCCACCGCTTCCCAATCACGAACTTGTTAATTGTGGTAATTATGGCTTAGGGGGTATCCCATCCATAGCCATTCTTTTGGATTCAAGCGATTTTGTGACTCCTGCCGATTGGTCAAGCGCATCCGCTTACACCAATGCCTACAATTCAGGGCGTATGGTAGTAATAAACAACATCCGAGGCACGGTTCCTGACGCTACGCCTTCGGAGATTGACAACCCGGTAGGATGCTTTTCTAACACTATCGTTGGGGGCTTTGATTGGACGATAACTTGGATTGACGCAAACACGACCGATTCAAACATTGACTTTTACAGAGCGTTAAACAAAAGGGTTGCCAACCTCATTATTTATATCCCAAAAAGCAATGAGGTAATGATTGTGGAGAGTGCCACCAATTTCGTTTGCAATCCTATTGTTGTGCCTTCCTCCAACAGGGAATTACAACAGTTTAACTGCACCGCAAGGACATCGTTTGGCCCTTCGGATTTGCCTCAAAAATACCCTGCGCCATCTAACGCGAGCGTGATTTTCACTTCGTGCAATAAGGAGATTCTTGCACCGGCTCCTGCTGTTGGTTCTTTATTTGGAGGGGGCATTGTGTTTGAGGTTGACGCGGCAAACAGACTTGCCTATGTAGTTGCAGATGTTGACCCAATGAGCGCTACATATCAATGGTCGGCATCTAATCTTTCTGTACCAGGAGTAAATGTGGCTACATTTGCGGCAACATCTTTTAGCGCGGCAAATACATCTGCGATTATTAGTGCGGGCATATCGGGAATTATTGCTACACCTGCGGCAAGTTGGGCAAGTGGGCTAACTCACGCTACATTCAGCGATTGGGTTTTGCCAACAAGGGACGCTCTTTTGAATATTGCAAATAATGTGTGGCAAAACAATATCGGCACATTTATCAATACAACCAACATTCCAACGACCACATTCTTTTGGTCATCTAACGACACAAGTGGAGCCAGCGGCACTCGCGTTCAGTTCTTGGTCGGTGGATCAAGCACAGCAAGTAGCACCTTTAAGACTGCCACTTTTCGCGCTTTAGCCATTCGCTCTCAATCCTATTAATGTATTATCTTTGCCTTACAATCGTGCGATGTGGCCTGTCTGCCATCCAATGACAAACTCAAAATCCTTTCAATTTTAATCAAATGGCTTATTTAGAATATGGCTGTTCCGCTTTACCAGACCACGAACTCG